TATCGACGATTATTGGTACTTCTATTTCCTCTCGCCGTTCGGCAACATCCTGAAGGAGGGCGAGACGCCTTTCTCGCACGAGAGTCATCCGTACGTGTTCAAGGCCTACCCTTTCATCGACGGCGAGATACATTCGTTTGTTGCCGACGTCATCGACCAACAGCGCTACACCAACCGTCTTATCACGCTCTACGACTGGGTTATCAGGTCGACCGCCAAGGGGGTGCTCCTTATCCCGAAAGACTGTCTCGGCGACGTGAGCATCGAGGAGATTGCAGAACAGTGGAGCAGCGTGAACGGCGTAATCGCTTTTACTCCGAGCAAGAGCGGGCAGATGCCGACGCAGGTCGCGGCCAATGCCACAAACATCGGCGTGAACGAGCTCTTGAACATGCAGCTCAAATTCTTTGAAGATATATCGGGGGTCAACGGAGCTCTGCAGGGGAAGCCCGGTTATGCCGGCACGAGCGGTGCGCTCTACTCGCAACAGACGCAGAACGCCACGACCTCTCTGCTCGACCTGCTGGAGGCGTTCTCTTATTTCGTCTGCGACGGAGCATACAAGGACTGCAAGAATCTCCTGCAGTTCTACACCGACAAGCGTATCAAGACTATCGTGGGTGACAACTACGCCAACGAACTGAAGAACATACGCGACCTCGAATTTGACCTCTCCATCGTCGAGAGCACGTCGACACCTGCCTATCGCATGATTGCCAACGATACGTTGATGCAACTCTTCCAGGCGGGCGCAATCAACGTCGAACAGCTTCTCGAACACGGCGACTTTCCGTTTGCCGACGCACTGCTTCAAAGCATCAAGAGTCAGCAACAGTCATTGGAGCAGGGGCAGATACCCGAAGGGCTGCCGCCGCAACTGCAACAGCAGGTGGCACAGCAGGCCGACCCGAAGGCAATGGCCAACCTGCAACAGTACCTCGGGGGTAATTAAACGGCAAAGCCCGAAGCTTTCGGCCTCGGGCTTGAATTTAAACCTTCACGTGACGCCCGTATTTCGGACAGCACAAAGATACAAAATAAAGCCCCGCATTCATCACGAATACGGGGCTTTCCTCTCTCTAATCTTTTACTTATACGATTTACAAATGTACACAAATCTGCTGATTAAAACGAAGCGGCTGATACGGCTTTTTTCTTGACCTTATAAGACGGCGCCTTGGCGTAGACCACCGGAAGCGGCATCTCGTTGAAGCAGACGTGCAGGCCGATGGCTCGCGTCATCAGAAGGTCGTCGTGCTTGCCGACGATAGCCCCGAATGCTCCGTTCGGTTTGCGCTCGTAGGTAATGTACTCCTCGAGGCATCGCTTGTCGCGTTCCACATAGTTGCCGTCGCGCACGACCATCGTCAGCGTAGAGATGATCATCGGCTTGGTCTGCACGTTGGTGTGGAAGCCGTATTTCGTCGGACGTCCCTCGCGAATGTCCTCTTCCGACGCCTTGCGCGTGTAGAGGTTCGGATAGACGTCGGCAATCTGACTCAGGATGAAGGACGACTGGTCGCCGTCGACGCTGCGGTCGCGGTCGCGCGTTTCGAGCGTGTTACTCTCGATGACGAGCAGGGCGTTGCCGTAGAGCGCCGCAATCTGCGCGGCTTTCCATGCAAGACGGTCGTGGTCGATGTGTCCGTACCACTGTGCTACGACAGCGGGCTTGCCTCCGTCGGCCATGAAGAGCCGGTCGAATACGACGATGACCGAGAAGTCAGCTTTAGAGGAGCGACCTCCGATGTCGACCACCGCGAGGTAGCGGTCGGATACATATTCCTCTCCGTCGGTCTCGGGCAATTCCCAAACCCAAAACATCCCCTGCTTGTCCTCGACGATGCGAAGGCCCTGCAGGGCTTTCTCTCCGCTTTCGGCCTCTCCCTCCACGTCGCCTATCAGCCTTGGCGGACGACAGGCACTCTTGAACTTCTCGACCTGCGCCGCATCGAACTGACGCGAGCCCGAATTGACAAACGCCTCGACGTCGTCGGAAGGATATTCGGCGGCCATAAGGCCGTGGTCGGTATATTTGGAGCGCTCGCCTATATACCAATTGATGGCTTCGAGCGTGGCGCCTTTCTCCCACAAGCTCCACAGATAGCGGCCCGGCTCCTCGCGCGTGTTCATCACATTGTTGTTGTGACGGTTCTCCCACAGCTTGGCGGCAAACTCTTCGAGATTCTCGACGGGCGCGGAGTATTGCTCAATGTCGAACCACGAGATAAAGAGCGCCTTGAACTGCGAAGCGACGGACGGGTCTTTGGCATCGTCGTACTCGCGCTGGAAGAAGTTGCCCGTGCCGTTGGCGGTCGACTCGTAGACAATCATCGTATAGGGCTTCAACAGAATACCCGAGCAGGCGGAGCGCACGATATCTTCGGGCTTCTTGCCGTCGGTGACTTTCCAAAGCCCCACCTCGGAGAGGTGCACAAGGTTGTAGTCGCCCCCGCGGCAGGAGTCGGGACGTTCGGCTGTGCCTATCTTTATTTTGCAGTTGCGCTGCGGCACGCGATAGATGGAGCCCGATTTGCCGACGCCGACAAGTTTGGGTTCGTTTTTGTCGTAGGACTCGCCGAGCGAATGGAGCATGTCGATGGGATACGCCTTAATCATGCGGTCGAACATATCCTTGATTTCGTCGGAGCCGGCGCCCTGGTGTGCGATGATAAGCGAGTTCAGGCCGACGCGGTGCATCAGCTGGAGCCAAGCCATGTAGAGCTGAGAGGTGGTCGACCCGCCCCACTGACGAGCCTTGAGAAGCACGATGCGTATCGGCTCGCCGGCAAGGCGGCACGATTCGAGCATCTCGACAAACTTCCGCTGTGGACGAGTCAGGCGAAACAGCACGTCGTCGCCTCCGCCCTTGCGCTTGATGTAAACAAACGTGGCGGCCCAAAACGGAAAGTCGTGGCGACAGCGGATACGAACGATTTGCTCGATGACCTTCAGACGGTCGGACTCGGGGTCGTCGGACGAAGGAAACGATTCGAGGAAAGCCTTGATGGAGCCCGCTTCGGCCACCTGCCTGATAAGGGGGACGCGAAGCAGGACGAGAGGCACCCACTGTTTCTTGATGGGGAAGTCTTCGATAACAAGCTCGACGCGACCACCCGTCGAGCCTTCGCCGGTGATGGGATTGAACTTGGCGTATATCTCCTCGTTTCGGCGCTCATTCTCGCGCAGGATGCTTGATACTTCGTCGGTCATAGCGGAGGTATGGTTTGGTGATTAAGGCCCACAGAAGGCCTATTACAAAGCAATAGAGGTGCAACCAAAAGTTGGATGCGGGATTGAAGAATCCGATGCCGAGGTTTATCGCGATGCAGAGCAGGTAGTATGCCCGCTCGCGGACCTCGAACAGGAATGTTCCGAGCAGGAAGTAGACGGCTCCCGACAGTCCGACCGTCGGCACGGTCATCGGCACAAACGCTCCCATCGTGTCGACGGGGAGCGTAAAGCAGACGAGAAGCGAGAGCAGCAGTCTGCCCATCCTGACGCGCGTGAGAAACACGATTGACAGCAGGCAGAAGAGGTTTATCGCCACATGAAAGAACCCTGCATGGAAGAAGGGCCACAGCAGACGCGGCGCGATGCCGCATCCGCTGCGGATGCCTACACTCCGAATGTCGACGGGGGCGAACAGCCACAGCAACAGCGCGGCTACAGACAAGCATAGAGCCGCAGTCTTTTCATTTTTTCTTGATACCATTTCTTTCGAGCTTGACAGATTAGAATCTTGGCCGACGCGGGGGAAAGATAGAATTGCGGAGCGGGCTGCGTGACGACCTCGGCGCACAGCAGGGAGAGGTCGGCCTTGGGGTGCTCCTTGGCGAGCACCTTGACGCGGCGGTGTATCTCCTCAAACATGGCGCGTTTCAGCGGACGCATCCCCTGAAGCTTGTCGCCCTTCATCATGCGCGACACGACAACTCGAGCCCTCGTTTCGGAAACATAGAATCGAGGCGCGGGTTGCACGACGAGGTCGGCATAGAGGGCGTGAACGTCAATCTGTTTGTGTGTGGCTTTATAGGCATCGTAAGCGAGCATCAAATCTCTCACCCGCTCTTCGGTGCATTCCATATTTGCTCCTATCGGCTTCATAAATAAGGTGTTATTTGCCTTTAAGTTACTAAGCGCGAGCGTATGAAGATATACGTCAGCTCAGGGGGTTGTCGGCTATTTTCGACGTTAGAAACATCAACATCCAAAAGCCTTTTGTATGCCTATTGACAATCAGCAAGTTAAGAAGAAACGCGACCTGACGCTCGAGAAGCTGAAGAGCCGCTATCCGGACAAGCAATACGACGATGACGAGGCCTTGTTCGGGCAAATTAATGACGATTATGACGATTATGACCAAAAGATAAAGAAGTACCAAGACAACGAAAATGCCTTGACAGACCTCTTTACCAAGGACTCTCGAAGCGCACAGTTCTTGACCAATTGGCGCAACGGCAGTCATCCGGCCGTCGAGCTCGTGCGTCAGTTCGGGCCCGACTTCGTGGAGGAGTTGAAAGACCCCGAGCGACAGAAAGACCTTGCCGAGGCGACAAAGGAGTATGCCGAGCGAGTGCAGAAGGAAAAGGAATACGAAGACACCTATCAGCGCAATATCGAGCAGAGCCGCTCGGATGTCGAAGCTCTTCAGCAGGAAGAAGGATTGTCGGACGAGGATATCGACAAGGCGATGGGCTTCCTTGCAACCATCATGAGCGACGGCATCGTAGGCAAGTTTACCAAGGACACGGTGAAGATGGCGGTCAACGCGGTGAAGTATGACGACGATGTGGCCCTCGCGGGAGAGGAAGGCGAGGTTCGCGGTCGCAACAGCAAGATTGAAACCAAGCTGCGCACACCGAAGCGCAACGACGGCACGGCCGACCTCGCCGGCAAGAACAGCCTCGGGGCGATGCGTCAGGCACCGGAGTACGGAGCGCTCGACTCGGGCGGCTCGGCAAACATCTGGGAGCGCGGAGGCGAGAGACGACGAAAGCAGGCGTGAGACACTATCAACAATGAATAATTAATCAAACCATTTAGAGAAAGATGAAAATGAAACTCAAAGACCTTTTATGGCGCGGAGTCCTTTCGGCAGTGGCCTGCTTGGCGGGCGCCGCCAACGGTGTGATGATGGCGGATGCCGCCACATTGCCTGACGCAGGTATCACCGATTCGGGTGACCCGAAATCGGGCAACGGGGGTATCGCAACTGAAACGTTCGGTCGCGAGAACGCCGATCCGAACTTCTATCTCAACGACGTCGACAAACGTATCGTGAAGATTCGCCCGATGGCAACGCCTATCGACCAAATCAGCCGCTATGCCAAATCCTCGAGCACCAGCTCTATGGAGGTGAAGTACTACTCGGTTGGCACGCGCGAAATTAAATGTACGACCACGGCCGCCGTAACGGCTCAGACTTCGGGCTCAAGCGTGTCGCTTCCTGTGTCGGATGCAAGCATGTTTACGCTCGACGACACGATTCGCGTAATCGGCGTAAAAGGCGTCTACAACGACAAGGGCGTGAAGTACAGCGACGACGAGCTTGTTCCCGACCTCGTGCTTTGCGTATGCGGCAAGACAGAAGGCACGGGCCTTCCGACTGTGTACGCCGTCAACGGCGAGATGGACTCGACCACGAAGAAGCCGATTCTTGTGCCTGCCATTCCGAAGGGCGCAACGCTCGTGCGTATGGGTAAGGCCTGCGGTGAGCTCGACGTCCAGACGGGCCGCTTCAACAACATCCCTACCGCCGAAACGCAGTACTGTCAGAACTTCATGATTCAAGTGGAGCAGTCGACCTTCGACAAGATTGCCGCCAAGGAAATCAACTGGAACTTCTCGGACATCGAAGAAGACGGCATCTTCGACATGCGTATGGCAATGGAGAACACCTTCCTCTTCGGCGTGAAGAACGTTATCGCGCATCCGAGCAAGGACAACTCCAACACTTGGTTTACTCGCGGTATCTGGTACATGGCCGGCAAAGATATCGAAGTGGGCGAGTACGACGCCTCGAAGGGCACGGCGGTCATCACCGACGAGAACCTCGTGGATATCTCCAAAGACCTCTTCGTGGGTACGGGCATCGGCAACAAACGCAAAATCCTGCTTTGCGGCTCCGAAATGCTTGCCGCCTTCTCGAAGATTAACAGCGAGAAATTCCGTCTCAAAGACACGGTTGAGGTGTGGAACCTTAAGTTCAAGTCTTGGGACACCGACTTCGGTGAAGTGCTTACCATCCACCACGAGCTTTTCGACGTGAACGGCATGAGCGACTGCGGCTTTGCCCTCGACCCTGAATATCTCTCCAAGCGCACTCACCTGAGTTGGGGCCGCAACGTCCTCGACTTGCAGAAAGCCGGTATCCGCAAGACCGACGCGGTGGTGATTCAGGAAGTTAGCTGTCTGTAT